TTTGAAGCGTTTACTGTGAAATCACCTGCTGTTATTAGATTGGTATCTCCACCTACTATCATATTAAAGTTCTCGGAACAATTTGCATTGATTCTACCATCTAATATGTTAATGTTAAGGTCGCCCTTGTCCACTTGTATATTGATATTTGCATTAGCGCCGACTACTATATCATAGTTGTTGTTTCGTTGTTGTGATTTGTTTACAAATATTTTATACTTACCATCTAATGTAATGATATCATCTTCTGTAATTACACTATATCTACTACCCATTATACCGGTTACTGAATCTGATACTATGTTATCTAGTCTTGTTCCATCGTTGGCGATTTCATACTTCGTACCACTTGAATGTCTTTGCATGATAGTTTCATTTCCTTCATTATCATCATACATCATGATATGACCTGATTCTGTTTCGTATACATGTTTCTTAGGATAGACACCTGTATTAGAAGGTATTTCAGGCATACTCCAAGAAGCGGAATCTGAACCAATGAAGTTGTTAAAAAGTTTTGCTACTCCATATATACTAGCAGTCGATTTCTGTGGTATTGTAATACCTTGGTCTCCGACTATTGTTTTACCTGCTGATATTGAATCTTGTCCTATATCATCTACTACGCCTGATGTTACTCCAGTTACTTTGTCTACTACTCGTATCAGTTCACCACTACCACCTGTCGCTACTTGAGCGAGTTGATTATCAGCTTCAAAAGAAGCGGCGTCTTGATTTGATATTGTTTCTATTAATCCAAATGCATTTTTAGTACCAAGTACTGTGGGGTCAATTACTCTTTCTACTGAACCTACTACTGCACCAAGACCTGCTTCTACTCTCGCTTCTGCTTTGTTATAGTTATTTAAAACTTCAGTAGAGGCGGCGTCCGTAAATAGTTTTCCCATAGTCGCTGGATTTACTACTTTTAATTCAAATAGTCCACCAGGAGTTTGTCCTAGGTTTACAAAACCATTATTTAATAAAGCGTCTGCTGATGGAAGTTGTTTAGTAAGTAATTTAGCTGCGACCTTACCACCTGGTGTTGATATTACATCTAGTGTTGAATCTTTTAAAGCATTTAGGTCTAATCCTAAACTGTCTTTAAGAAATGTTTGTCCTGAACCTATTATTCCATTTACACCTGATGTTACACTAGTTGTAAAACCTGTTAATTTTTCACCTACACTACCTAAGACATTAGCACCAAGAATGTTTCCTATCTGTGAAGTTATAATATCTGCTACAAAACCAAATAAGGACCCTCCACCTTTTGATATAAAAGCACTTGCAAGTTGCATTGTTTCTACACTAGCAGTACCTATATTTTGAAATTGTTTGATTTGTGTTCTATCGAATGTGATACTTGGATGAAAATCAGGATTGTATGGTATCATTGTAGACAATTGATTTGTATCAGGTGCATTAGCAATTTTAGGATATACACCATTTGGGTCATAGAAACCTTTCTCTGTGTCTGCTAGTTCAGCAGGATAACCTGGTAGTGAACCCAGTACAACAGGTTCTTGTCTGTCTTCTCCATCTCTGAAGAATCCAAATACATGTGAACCCTCAACAAGTCCTGTAGGTGATTGACCTATACCTGATATCCCTGCTGATGTAACAGGTAACATTACTTGTGCCCAAGGTAAGTCTTCACTAGGTAAGTCTGTCTTGTTTCCTGTATGATGTCCAAAACATCTAACACGAACACGCCCTACCATGAATGGGTCTTGTCTATCTTCTACTACACCATAAAACCATAGAAAACCATCCATTCCCATAAAATTCTGTTTTTTTTCTTTCATAATTTATTCACTATCCTCTTCTATTTTTTGAGTTCAATCCAAAAAAACTTGATATAAAACCTTCAGGTTCATCTACTTTAATTGTTTCTTCATCAAAATCTGTTCCTGATTGTCCCTTTTCATTTATATTTAATACTTCTTTATCACTGGCTAAATATGCTTTTCCAACACTATCTTTAGCACATATTAATTGTGTTACATGTTGTTTAACTTGTATTAAGTGTCTTACTTCAGTTACAAGATATCTTCCTGACAAATAAGGGTCTTCCTCTTGTGTTTTTGAATCTGTACCCGAGTTTGTTAATGTAGAAAAATTTATAACTTCACCAGCACTAATTGCTGTATTTCCTGGTACTAATAACTTTATGACCATTGTATTAAATGCATGTTTTTGTGCTATACTTCTTTGTAATGTATCTTCAATAGGTACAGTATCTATGACTTCTCTATTAACAGCATTTTCTTCTTCTCCCTTTGCTGCTACTGACCTATTATACCATGGAATCATTTCTTGTGTATCATGCAACCCTTGAGTAGAGGACATGAACATATATTTACCTTCAGAGAAATCACTCATCATTTTTCCATCTTCAAAATTAAATATAGGCATGATACCTGAATTAGTTGATTCACCACCTGTCTTCAATTGTCCCATATGTCTTTGTTTTTCATATTCATGAGGATAACTAAAATCTTGTTCATGAAAAGTTTTATTAAATGCATTATAAGTTATCATTCTACTTGCATATACACCTTCTCTTATATTTTGTAATGAATCATATCTATTAAGTATTTTAAACTCTATTACTTTACTTAAATTACCTGCTGAACCATCTTCAGATTTATACATTTTACCAGAATCTGTTTTAGGTGAATCAAAATAATCCATAACAGGTTGTTTATATCCTGAACCTGTATGAAACATTGCACTCAATGATTTAAAATGAAATCCTGTTGATGTTTCATAAAAATGAAATCCTGCATTGTTTGAGGTTACACTCATTGATTCTTTCGCTAAGAATTTTATAGCATTAAATGGTGACATTTTAGGCATAACATATTTAGGTTTCAATTTTGTCTTTTCAAAATGAAAGTCTTTAGGAGACCCTAATGATGTTCTTAATATCAATCTAACAGAATTATCTATTCTATCATGATATGCTTTTGATAACTTTCTTTGACTGTTTCTTATTTCTTCTTTACTGCAAAACTCTAATGTATATAATTTTGAACCTGGTGTTGGTTTAGTTATATTATTAATCTTGTAGATGAACATTGGATTTTTAGTAAAATCATATCCTTTAGGATATCTTGTATCTTTAGGTGAAAACCCTGGTGTATGTAATTTAAAAGATAATATCTCATGACCTGTTAAAGGTAAGTCATCTAGTACACCAGCACCATCAACAAGTGTTATATAACCTGTCAATACATGATTATTAATGCTTTCAAATATTTGTATTTCTTGCATTAACTGTCTAATATTAATACTTACGCCTTCATTCGAGCCTGGTTTAGCAATGTATGATGTAAGTAATACCTCTTCGGATAATATATAAGACCCAGATTCTTTTGCCATAATTTATTTCCTTATCAATGTTATAAATTCTTCTAAGAATGTATCAAGATATCTTGTATCTAATAATTTTATTAATCTTTTTTTATCTTGCAATCTAGATTCATACTCTCGATTAGATATTGAAGTTGCACCTGCTGTTGTACTATTAACTTCTATTTTATGTGTGTAATCATCTGGTCCATTACCAGTTGTTTTACCACTTGTTTGTGTTTTTTCATAATGATGTATACCATCAGGATTAGAATACTTATCTTTGACAAATACCTCAAATTCTTGTTCTGACATCGGCCAGTCATAAAATCTATCTGTTATATTATTTGTAAGTAATATTACCCAATGTAACTCTGGGTTACCAAAGTGTTTAAATGCAATATTTTCAGGTGTTTCTCCTGACTTAACATCATATTTATTATATAGACTTACATTATCCATAATACCATCTCGTATTTTAACTCTAGACATTATATCTGTAACTAATTTATAATGTTTTTTATCAAAACTATATTGTATCTTTCTAAAATTACTGAAATACATTAGTAACCACCTGCTACTGTTTCTTTTGTTATGATAGACATTTCAGTAAACTGTAATGCCATTTTCATAATTTGTGGTGAAGCACCTTGACCATCAGGTTTTAATGTTGTAAACTTATCACCTGGTGCATAATCTACATCCATATTTGTTAATACACATTTTGCAAGTTTAGGTATGTACTCGTTATCACCTTGTCTATACTTATATGTTAATTGAAACTGTGATGGACTTATAAAAAATCCTTCAGCAGGTGATAATGCTGGTAACATATGAAACTTAAATAGTTTTATAATCTTATGTACTTGTTCTAATTCTTTTGGGTTTTTAGGTGCAAAATCAAAACTTAAACTGAAATTTCTAAAAGGTACAGATTTAAACGCCATTTCTAAATTAGGGTTCATCGCCATTCCTGATTTTCTGTTAATTGTAGCTCCAATTCCTGGTGCGAACATTTCAGCTGCACCTTGTATTGCTTGTTGAGCAATCCTACCTAACATTTCACCACCTTTCATTCCGTCTGCAAGGTTACCACCTGTATCACCTAAGAATCCACCTACCATTCCTGTTTCTGCATTTTCATAATCAGCACTATATTTAAATTTAGTTTCTTGTGGAGTATATAATATTATACTTTGTGAAGCTATGTTAGAATGAGTATCTTCAAATCTATCTCTAGGTTTGTTTTTCATTTGTGAAATCTTTTTACCAGTTTCTACCTTATTAGCTGCATACTCTTTTAAAGTTCTTACATTTTGGGCGTCAGCACTTTCTGTGTGTTCATCTACCCATGAACCTAATGATTCTACTACACTACTAGCTAAACCATCTACTAACTCTCCATAAGCAGAATCAACATCATCTGTATCAATAACTAAATCTAAAGGAGAATCTGATGTTGTAGGATTTGTCATTTTAGATTTTACATTTTCTAAAACATCAAATTGTATATAATGACCATCACCTAAATTACCTACTTCTTGTGGGTAATAAAAATATTGAAAGTTAAATGGGTCCATGTCCAAAGGTTTAATATCACTATCTTTTAGATTGAGTGATGAGCTCGTTGCCATTCTTTGGGACAACATAGTTGATGTTTCGCTTTGTGTAGTATTATTTTTCCCAAACAATATGTTGGACATTGTTTTAAACATAGTTGCTGTTACCTCTCATTATTAGTTATATTTATAAGATAAATAGTCATATGATATCATCTAAAAAGAATAAAACTTACAAAGCACCTCATAAAGGTGTATATAAACCTAAGAATCCTGACAAATATGTGGGTGATTCTAGAAAAATTGTGTATCGTTCATCTTGGGAAAAGAAGTTCATGTTATATTGTGATAGAAATCCACATATAATTCAATGGGCAAGTGAAGAAATGTTTGTTCCTTATCTTAGTCCTGTTGATAAAAAGATACATAGATACTTTCCAGATTTTATCATTAAAACATCTGATGGTAGGAAGATTATGATTGAAGTTAAACCTGCTATTCAATGTAAACCCCCTAAACCTCGTTCTCGTAAGACTAAAAGATATCTACAAGAGCAATTAACTTTTATTAAAAATATATCTAAGTGGAAATCTGCTAAAGAATACTGTGATGATAATGGTCTTGAAT